GGTACGCCGACTGGCGATCCTCCACGAGCTTCTTCAGGTACTCGGACAACTTAGTTCACCCCTTTCTGGGGTCTCGGTTTGTTGGATTGCGCAGGTGTTTCTTGCGAATCCCGCCGAGGCTCCTCAGAGCGGGGACCTAGCCGCGGCTCGCGCGGCCAGGAAGTCTCAGGCCTTGAAGGCCAGGTCGAGCTTGGTCTTGAGCAGGTTGATCTGACTGGCGTCGTGCGCCACCGGCTCAACCTCGGGCTCGGGCTGCGGCTCCGGCGACAACTTCGCCACCACCGCAGACAGCAGGCCAGCCTGATCCATCGTCAAAGTGGCCCCGCGCTCAAGCGCCTCAAGCGCGCCGTTCAATGCGTCGGCGTCCTCGCCCGTGGCTTCGGCGAGCATGTCCAGGCTGCGCACCGCGGCGCTCGTGGCTTGGTAAGCCGGGAAGGTCACGATGGAAGTCTCATGCAGGCGGACCTGCTGAAGTGTGCGCTGGCTGCCGTCCTCGTTCCACTTGTCGCCGCCGCGAGGAACAGAGAAGCCGAAACTCATGGAGTCGATCACGCGCGGGTTGCCGCCGGCGCCGAGCAGCACCGCGAGGTCGCGGCCGTCAGTCGTGTCCGGCAGCGTCGCCTTGACGAGCAGGCCGCGGCCGTCCTCCTCGAGCGTCATCGTCTTCGACCGGGTCGACGCCAAAGGGCGGGCCGCGTCGTGATTGACGAGGAGGAAGACGTTGTTGCGGGACTTGAGCGACCGGGCGAAAGCACCAGGGGCGATGGTCTCGGTGAACGGCAGGGGCTCGCTCGGGGAGTTGAACACCGCCGCGTATCCCTCGAAGCTCATACCTTCGGGGGCTTCGCGGACCTCAAGGTCATCGACGGTGAAGGTGCGGGTTTCCATTTTGCTCATCGGCCCTCCTAGACCTGGGCGTTCTCGGCCGGCTGCAACTGGTTCGACGCCAGGCCGGTGTGGGCCATTGCTGGCAGGCCGAGCGCGGACAGCACATCGGCCGGGTCGTAGCCCGACTGCACAAGCTTGGACGCCATCTCGACGCGCTCGCGCTCCTCAACAATGCTGGCTGAGTTGACTGCAATGTTGGCGAGCGGCACGCGCGGCGCGTCGCCCCCGTCAACCGGGCGAAGATCCATCAAGCCGCGGGCCTCGTTGACGCTCATGTACCCGGCCTGCAACGCCGTAGAGAACACGGAAGCCTGCGTAGCCGAGTCACCGCGAAGGAGCCCGTCCATGTTGACGCGCAGGAAGACGTCGCCGGGCAGGAGGCGGTTGTGGGCCTCCTCGATGGCGGCGATGAGCGGGGTGAGGGAGTAGCGGGTGAATTGGATGGCGTTGTGCTCCACCGAGGCGTAGGACATGGCGCCGGGAGTGTTCAGCCCGATCATGGACGGCGGCACCCGAAACACGCGCGCCACTTCCTCAACCGCGAACTGGCGGCTCTCAAGCATCTGAGCCTGCTCGCCATCCGAGCCCGTCTTCACAAACTTCGCCCCACCCGACAACACACCCGGACGGTGAGCCTTCTTCAGCCCCTTGTGCCCAGCCTCAAACGCGTCGACCAGATCCTTCGCCTGCTCCTGCGTCAGATTGCCAGGGAACTCAATCATTCCCGAAGTGTTGGCACCGTTGGAGAAGTAGCGCGACGCGAACTCATCCAGCGCCTTCGCCAAGCCGAGCGTCTGCTTCAGCTCGTCCACCCGGCTCACACCCTTGAGCGAGCCAGGTCGGCGCATCTCGGGGATGTAGAGCACGTCCTCACCGGGCAGCACGGCCTGGCCCCCGTCAATCACGAACTCGCGCAGGCGCGTCGCCGGGTTCCGGCGAATGTCCACACGGGTCGGATCGAGCGGCTGAAGCGCAACGATCTCGCCAGCACCGCTGCGAAGGATCTGCACCACCGCGCCATGCGACAGCAGCATGGACACGACGATCTGCTTGTAATACTCAATGCGGCTCGACCCTGGCCCCTCGGGCTCGTACACCCAAGCCGGCCGCGGCCGATAGGGGAGCCGGTTGCCGTCACGCCGAATGAACGTGTCCACCGGCAGAGTCGAGATCGTGTCCGACAGCAGCCGCACGCAAGCGTAGGCCGCACCAATCTCGAGGGCGTTCTTCTGGTTGACAACCGTGCCGGACCAAGTAGCAAACCCCGACACGTCAATGCCGGAACCCCAGACCTGCTGGTAGGAGAGGTTCCGCTCCTCCATCGGCTGACCGCCGAACAAGTTACCGAGCATCAGAGGCCTCTCTCAAGCGCAACACCGAAAGCCAGGCCGCAGACCCCAGCGACAACGAAACCGAGCCAAGGCGCCACAAGGGCGCACCCGACAATGAGCGCAGCGCAGCCAGCAATTTGCAAAGCAAGTGCGATGCGCATATGGCTCCTAGACTGAAAAGAAACTGGCGACAGGTGCTTCGGGCTCCGCCTCGCGGCGATGGGTAGCCCGGTCAAAAGCGATGATCGCCGCAACTGCGGCGTCAATCTTGCGAGGAGAGCCGCGGTGCTCCTTGACTACCCGCGGCCCTTTTTGGTCGGTCTTGATGACGCAGTTGTCCAAGTGGCGGGCAAGAGCGGGAGCATGATCGTGCGCGACCTGGCCTGATACCACCGCGTCAAAGAACTTGGCCGTCGATGGGACCATGCGAGCTGGGCTCGAGCTTGGGTACTCAGTAATCGGAACCCCGGCCTCGGCCAGCGCCTCCATCGACCGCTGCCAGCGGTACGGGTCACACGCAACCTCAACCACATTGAGCCGGCCGCACGTCTCCAAAATCCGAGCCTCAACGCCGCCAATGTCCACCCGCCAGTCATCACGGTCAGTGGGCTGCTTCTCCCACATATCGACCAGCCAGACGCGCGGGGTCTCCTCAATCGTCACGCCGACAATCGCCGTCGTATCCCCAGAGAACGAACCATCAAAACCGAGCACAACCGGGGTGCCGTCATCCACCGGAGCCATCTCCGGCAGCTCGTCCCAGGCGCCGTGCGGCAACCAAGCCTGCTGCGAGGACACGAACACGTTGGTGCGCTTCGTGCGGAACTCCGCCTCAGGCGTCCGCTTCACCGAAGACTCAAAATCCTCAGGGTCTTGGATGTCGCCGTACCCAGGGTTGGCGATCTGCCAGTTCTTCGCATCGCGGTGGTCGCAGTCCGGGTCCGCCTGCCACCAAGCGCCAAAGAACGACGGGTCCTCAACCTCGCCGGCCGCGACCCGCTGCGCGTACTGATACAGGCCATAACAGACCGAGTCCTGGCCCGTGGAATCCGTGCGCACCCCAGCAGTCGTAATCGCCAAGGTCAAGGCGTCGTAACGCGCGGCCTGCGCCAGCGTCATCACGTCCCAGAGTTGCCGATTGGGCTGCGCATGGACCTCGTCGAAGCAGATAAGGCTGGGGCTGAGTCCCTCTTGGCGGAAGGCCTCAGACGAAAGCACCCGATACACCGAGCCAGTCGCCGGGATCTCAATGGCGTCCCGATACAACTTCGCCTGCGCCATCAGGTCCGGCGACATTTCCACCATCGCCTTAGCAGCACCGAAGACGATGCGCGCCTGCTCACGGTCAGCCGCGCACGAGTAGACCTCGCCGCCGCGCGGACCCATGAACAGGCCATAGAGAGCGATGCCAGAGCCGAGCGCCGACTTGCCGTTCTTACGAGGCAGGCCGACTAAGGCAACCTTGGCGCGAAGTCGCTTATCCGCACGTCGGGCAAAAATGTTGTCTACGAGTTTCTTCTGCCAAGGACGCAGCAGCAAAGGCTCGCCAGCGCGTCCGCCAACTGAGTCCTTGACCTGAGGGCACAAGGCCTCGATGAACTCGGCGACGAGGGGGCCGTCGCCGCGCTTGATATCCGCAGCCGGGACAGGGGTCAGGATGGCCGCCGGCCATCCTTTGATCTTGCGGGGTGCCATGCGCAGGAGGCTCCCTAGTTATTGCGCTTCGCCTGCAACTTCTCCAACGTCGAAGCGGCCTTGACTTCCGCCAGACCCAAGCGGGCACGGGCGGTGGGATTGAATCCGAGCTGGGTCAGCCAGTCAGCGATCTCACGGTTGAGTTCGCGCAGCTGCTTGCGGGCCTCAGTCGACGACTCAGCCACCGGGAGCAGACGCTCCCGCTCCTCAAGCGACTCCCGCAACATCGCTAGCTGCACCCCATCGGTGCGGGCAAACCAAGCCGAGCCCGCCTGCATGATGTCGGCGAACAGGTCAGCCGCCTGACGCTGAAACGGCTCTAGGTCAACGGGCTCAACCGCGACCAAAGCCCCGCGGTTGTGCTTGCCGGCGTTGAACGTGCCCGTGCGTCGATGCTGCTCGACTGGCTTTGGAGGTCGACCGCGAGGGGCCATGACGAAACCTCCAGGTCAAAGTCTGAATTTCGGAGCCGTATTTATTGGCATACGGGGCGGTTCTC